GACCATCTATCTGGCTAGTAAAGCCTGATACCGTTTTAGAGTAGTAATCCTATAAGGATTACACTTCAGTGGCAAATCACTGTTATCAGTGATTGCCGACGGGACTCCAGCATACCCTTCAAGGATAGGACATCCTTGAAATCGTTTCCAGAACTCCCATGGAACGAGAGCCTGAAGAACCGCGACAACCTTCTCGTCGAAGGTGGATAGAAGTGCAAGTAGAGTTTCCAAATCTACAGGCACATTCGATACACTTCTTTTTCCGTAGATGTTCTTACGGACGATAGAAGATAGCCCCATCAGGGACGCAACGACTGCGTTCGATGAATCAAAGATTCTATCTGTAGCTTCCATCATCTTGGTGTAATTACTACCAGGATAACTGAAGTTAAGACCGTAAGGAGGAAGTAAATGACAAACATCATCAAATACTTTCTTCTGAGGTTTTGTCAGAAGGATCCGAGATCGAGGTCCTAATAATCTGCAGATGTCTAAAAAATTGTCGTTAGACAACTTTTTATACTTCATCATCGGAATAACAGATGATGATGTAATCAATTTTCCGGCAAACTCAGAAATCGAGTTTGAGGAAATTGATTTCTCTTCAGACCATGGGCATGAACTGTTATTTAAAAAATTAATGTATTTAATATAGAGATCATTGTTCAAAATGACAACATCGTCACCGAGAACAAAGAAATCATTATTAAAACATTGATTGTTTAAATACCACAACAAGAGTCCGTGAGTCATTGTGAACGTGCCAAAACTTGGAAAAAGACCCAAGGGTTGACCACGATTCCAACGAATCATTGATCCATCACTAGCAAGCCAATAACATCGGCTCAAGTAATGGAACAAATCAATGTCTGGTTGATTGCCAAACAAAGAACGGAGACAGCTGAGCTGAATGGATAGTGGAAAATAATCCGTAGCTGAGCTTAAATCAACAGAATGAACAGTTGATCCTTGTTGTAGAGCTGACTGTACAAACGGTACAGCTTTCGACTGATTGAAAGTACAATCCCAAGGAAGCGATTGTACTACAGAGTATACTGCAGAGCCAAGTGGCTGTAAAGCCATTTGATGGATGAGATGGGGAGATGCTACACTACGCATCTTTCCACCTTCTTGTAAAAGGAAATGAACTTCACCTCCAGTTACAGGAAAGTTACTAGCTCTAATACGTGCATCACTAGAAACATCAGTGAGTAGCATATCATTAGAGTAAGCAGCAACATCAATCCCAGAAAATACAGGATCATACAGACTACTGTATTTTTTGAAGACTTTGCAGTATTGTTGCATTTGTAACAACATGCAATAATCAACGACTCCATCTTGAGTACTAGATCGAGGAAACAAACCATCGATCCCAGGACGAAAGCGTGAAGCCGAACCCTGATACGTAATAATAGAAGGAACATTATTACGTTCAATTTGTCGCATGCCGAATGTTCTTCGCACAGAGAGTACAAAATCTCTGTGGAATTCATGTGATATCTTATCATCGACATTACATGAAACAGCACTCTTAAACTTTCGTTTCTGAGCCGCTGTGGGTGAATCAAAAGAGACATAAGTGTAGCACATAAGAGCTTGAAGAGCTTTTCCAAAGTTCTTCTCATTCTTATGACCCCACTTAATAAGGGATCCGAAGATACCTTTCAGTAATCCTTTACGATTTCTTGCGAAACCCTGAGGAATACAACCTCGTTTGATCAGTAATTGCTTGATAGCTTTACATCTATCAATAGCAAATACTGCGCCAGAACATCGACACCAACGTACAAAATTAGCAGAAATTTCACTAATCATGTATTTTGGTATACCAGTCACAGAGAGACGAAGACTCAAACCACTCTCAAATTGATCATTAAAGATCAATTAGTTACCCTCCTTTCAGAGGTTATCCTAATATTTGAGAGAAGGTACGACCTTCTCCTCAGGAATAGTAGCGTCCCAAAGGAATTACAATGACACGATAACACCGAGGAAATAAACATCATCTCCTTTGTTAAGCAGATCAAGCAGATCATCAGCGTTGAATGAAACAAAATACGACGCCTGACCAGTTGTCTTGTCTTTACTATTAACGGTAGAGATCTTTTGCAATTTATAACGAAGAAAACTAAGGGGCTTTTGCGAAAGCAAAAGGCCGGACAATCGCTCGAACGAAGCACGTAGCTCGTCAAGACGTTGGACGACGCGAAGCTTGCACTTGAGCTCCCTATTTTTTCGTATATATTGCAATTTCTCCTTGTTAGTAAGTAGATCCTCGACAAGGACAGGGTGTATCTGCTCATTCAAAAATGAATGAATGCTGATCCGAATAGCATCAGAAGATGCTTTATCATTCGGAATTTCGATCATTGTTCCTCCTATG